GGCATTTCTTCGCCTCCAGCAAACGGTTCTTCTGCGCCGAGGCCTAAGTCGCCGCCTAGGTCGCCTCCAAGGTCTCCCCCTAAGTCGCCACCTCCAAGCGCGCCGGCGGTTTCGCCAGCGGCCGCGGCTTCAGCCACCTGTTGGAGTGCAGCGTCATGCTTGCGATCATAATACATTTCTCGTTGATTGCGCAAGAATTCTTCGTGGGACATACCAAATACTTTTTCAGTAACCCAACGGCGCGAAAAGTAACCTTCTGTCGCAGAAGCAGCGATATCAAACTTTTGCTTCCAATGTTCTATCTCTTGAAGTTCTGCGATCTTGGATGGGTTGTTCAATGCAAGATCGAATGCCAGCAAGTCGTCTCCGCGGAAGCCCAGCGTATAAAGATGAATAATTCCAATTTTTGTAAGTTCAGAAATGATAACTCTTTGTAATCTCTGAATGGTTCTAGAGAATCGAATGTCTTTTTGGGCTAAGGTGGACTTGTCTTCTTCTGCGCCTTCGCCCATTGTGAGATATGACTGGGGAATCTTGAGCGCTGAAAACAACTTGTCGCGAAGATACTTAATATCATCGATTGCTGTGATGTTTTGTGCTCCTGCGAGGCTTAGGATTTCAGTTGCAGAGCCGGCACGAACAGGGATAAAGTAGTCTTCTTCGATGCTCATTGGGTTATAGCGCAGATCAACGCGACCGGTCTCGGGATCAACTACGGAGTGGCGTTTAAGCTGAGAAACAACCTTTTCCATATACTGTTCCACGTCTTGGGGTGGAATTGCACCAACATCAATCTTAAAGACGCGGCGTTCAGATGAGCGCACAACGCGGTAAGCCATCATAGCATCTTCCATCAAAACCAATTGGCGCCAGATACGCCGAGAGGGCTCTAAAATCGAGGTGCCATAGGGCGCATACTTGTCATTTCCCAATACGCGGAAATGAGCAACCTGCCAATTTTCGAAAGTCATTCCAGCAGAGTTCCACTGATATTGAATGTAATTAGGGTTGGTGGAGTCTTGGCCTTCTATTCTCTCTATTTCATTGATGGGCAACGAGATAACTGATGTAATGCCATACTTGTCGTCGATATCCAAATATAGGAAGAAATCTCCATACTTACACATTGTGCGCGCCCAGCCAAAAAGATTATACTGAACATTTAGAATGTTGCTATAAAGGATTTCGAGGACGGCTGTGATTTCTTCATTAGGGCACCTTACATTAAGCATCGGACGCAGATCGGAATAGGTGGTCATTTCATCTGCGTAGATATCCATGGTCGATGCAATTTCTGGCATGTATTCCATCTGGTCAAAATCAACATATCTCTCGTTTCGACGTTGATTGGCGATCGCATTTGTGGCAACTGCGTCTAATGGGTTGAAAAGTGTCTTTTTAAACTGTTGCCCGGAGGCGGTATTGAACCGGGATGAAAACTTGTCTAAATGTTGTCTTCGAATTCGGCGTCCCGATTGAGATCTATAATTAATAATGGGACCCGAAAAAAGTCGGGTTAGGGCTTTAAAGAGTCCAGATTGGGAATCGGCGGGGTTGTTAGTATTTGGTGGCATTTAATTTCTCACTTGATGATCCATTTATATTGATCATATATATCTTTAGCTTCAGTCATTTTATCAAAAATATTATCTTTTTTGTAGCCTTCTTGGCCTTTAATTTGTGTATTCATTGTAGTTTTTGTAGTTATGATGGCATTAACGAATGCTTTCTGGTAGTTTAGGTCTCTCGCGCTTGTTTGTATTGCTGTGTCTCTTACCCAACATGCAATCGCCAGGGCCATGATTAAATCGTCATTGTAGCTTTTCATTGCTTGCGGCTTACCATTCCTCCAAATAAATGTCTTCATCTCATTAGCCAATCTAGATGAATATACTTTAATTAGTTTATTTCTTATAAACTCCTCTAATTTGGCAATGATAAGAGGGCGAGTTTTCATAGAAGTTGTAAACCCAGGAATGGCACTGTTCTTATATTCTGCTTGATATTGTTCGATGTATTCATGTGTGGATTTAATTGAATAATATAAATTAGGATATTGATATTCTATTAATTTATCTAAAATAGCATACCCAATGTTGTTATTTTCCACCACAAGCATCCCATTTCCAAATTCTCTTCCAACTTGGTTAAGCATGTTTGCATACATATCCAAAGTTGGCTTCCCTTGGTATTCTCCAACTACCTCCAATGTTTCCAATTTTAAAATGTGAAAGGTTGAATAATCAGCCCCGTCTCCGCGCGAGACATCGGCCACTATCAAATAATTACATGTTGGGTCGAACTCTTCCCAAATCCAAAAATTGCGGTCAAATCCTGTACGATACTTTGGTTCTTTAACTGTCGCCAGAATCCATTCCATGCAATCGGAATCAATAACGGTTTCTCCCGAAGTATTGAAATTACACTCAAGTTCTTGAGCAACTTGTCGTTTGGACATATTTTGAGTTTCTTTTTTATACCATACTTCATCTCTATCTGGGTGTACATCCCACGGCAGTATTGTAAGATTGAAGTTGTTGCCTCCTCCATCCGCCTCGGAACAGATTTTGTGGAACCAGTTACCCACTCCGTTTGGAGTGGAGAGCGCGATACATCGACCACCCGTAGACAGCGTGGGGTATAGGCCGGTCCATAGTTCATCTAAGCCTTCGATATGAGCAGCCTCATCGAGAACCAAGAGCGACAGCGCTTCAGAACGGCCCGCATCGCCAGAGGTGGAGGCGGCTTTAATTGAGGAGCCGTTAGACAACTCGAAAGATGTTCGGTTATCAACGCTAATAGTAGAGATCTTGATCCAATCGGGAAGGTTACGCATGATACTTTTGACTTTCTTTACGAGGTTTCCGGCTGTCGCAAACTTGGTTGCCATGACAAGAATGGCTTTATCTCGGTGGAATAACATCATCCAAACAATATAGCCGGCTGCGATAGTTGAGATCCCAAGTTGTCTTGCTTTTAGGATTACGTTGAATCGATAATCATTGAACTCTTTAAGCAGATCATCTTGAAAGTCGTAAGTATCAAAAAGAATCAACCCGTGCATCGGGTGAGATATACGGGCATACGTCTTAAGAAAGTAAGAAGGATCCTTACCACATTTTAATATTTCTTTGACTTTTTGCTTTTTGTCTAATTGAAAACTCATACATCTATTCGCGATAATCCTCTGGGTATTCTACGACATCCATGAGAGTTTGCAAATCCGCTATAATACTTTGTGCCATCTCTCTCCAAACTGGATCTTCCAACTCATCAAACGAATCATGTAAATCGTGATAAGTTCTTTCTATTCTCTGAATTAATGTTAACGGCTCAACCTCTCCCGTTTGGTGCGACGGCAGTTCATCGGCCGAGATCCATTCATCTTCTATCACTTCTTTAATCAATGACAGTAATTCCTCAAGTTGGAATCCAGCGCGTGCGCCTTGGCGGCCGCGCAATTCGTATTCTTCGCCTCCATATTCAGTGGGAAGCCTTTCTTCTGGGTAATCTTCATCGCCGGGCGATGACAATTCAACACCGGGTAACTTCTCAAAAGCCATCTGGAATATCTCTGATACCTCTTCGGGGTCTCTGCCGTGAATGAGTTCACCGATGGTGGCGGCCAAGTCGTCTGTGCTTAGGGCTGCTCGGGCGGCTGCAGGCTCTTCAAAAGCATAAGTCTCATCGGGGGCGGGTGTACCTTCTATTTCGGGCTCGGTATGGGGTTTCTCCATGGGTGCCGTCGAACCATCGTGTTTGGCATATCGCACAGGATCTCTCTCTTCTGGAGTCTGGTATCTATCTCCCAGTATTTTCTTAAGAAGGTCTTCGGCTGCGTCGTCTCCGGGGCCTTCATCCAACAAATATTCTTCAAGAATAATACGATAAAGATCACTCCTAGCGATATTCATGGGTATTAATCTCCAGAATTCTTCGGTCGTGTGTCGTTCTTCGGGCGCTTTCCTTTCCAACCACCTTGATTGAGGAAAGTCTTCCAACCTTCTTCAACGGGGTTGGTTGACCCTTGGTTGTCGTCGTTCATGTCAGGCGATAGTCCACCCACCTTATAATGCATCTTGGCCTGTACCCAAGAGCGCACGCGTGAACTGGACTGTACGAGGATATCAATCTCTCCGTCTTCAGTGAGTGTGACTGCGTGGCCGCTAATCTTTTTGCATTCCTTTTTCAAAAACGAAGCGATGTCGGCTATGCGTTGTTCTATTTCGGTCACGAAGCCTTTGCTATATACTTCTTTAAGTTGCAGTTCAGACTGATATCCGATACACATCATATTACCATAAAATTTAACATTGAATCCATCTATCACTCTCTTGTCGAGGATGGGATCGCCTTCCTCTCTTTGAAGACCAAGCTTGAGAGCGTCACCGTCTTCTGTTAACGCACCATCATAAGCATTGGCAGCTGCTTGCGCCAATCCCTGAATAATCTCGTATATCGATGCCGGCTCTTTCTTCTTCGCCATTGTTTACTTCCTTCTTTTGTTGGTTCGAACGCGACGTTTGGAGAGGGCCCCTTCGGTGAATTTCTTTTGTGCCAGGGCCGTGCTGGCTGTGGTCCGAGTGATGTCCCCCACTTCGATTCCAAGCAACCTATTCACGTTGGCCTGTAATTGCGCTACTAGCTTGGGTTGCTTTTTAATCACTTCAAGCGCTGACGCTATGTGGGGAAGCCCCAATACTCGATCCTCTATAGTTTGCATAACTAATTGTACTTGCGTGGCGCCTTGGGGGCCGGCCTCGGGTTCGGGGGGTGCTTCGGGCGCTCGATTCTGCAGCCGCGGGCCGCGGGGTTCTTTGCGCCCGGGGAGGCTGAATTCGTCCAGCCCAGCGGTCGCTTCAAGTTCTTCACGAATAAGTGCTTTTAATTTTTCTTTAGTTATTTTCATTTTTTGGTCTCCATCCTTTTAACCATCTTTCTTCTCTTCCTTCAATATGTTGAACATAGCATTGATTGCAGCAATCAAACTTAACCAAACAAACATCATCCATTGATTTCCGCGGAAAGGATCCGCACACTGGACAACATCTCAAAGATTCTCTATTAAGTAGTTTTTTCGCAACCTTTATGCCATTAATATCTATTTTCTCTTGCCATTGTTCATTTTTCTTTGTTTTTTTATAGAACTCACGCATCTGTTCAAGATACTCTTTTTCTTTGATCTCGTCCCAATTTGCGCTAGGGTTCTGAATAGTGGCCTCTCCATACTTCTTGGCGATTGCTTTTTCAAGAGCAGCAATTTGATTTAAATTTTTATCTTTCATTGAATGCTCGATACGCTCCATATGTTGCAGCAGTACCAACTACGGCGCCCCCAACAAACCACATCCATTTATTACGTGGGGAATGTTTTTTAAGGGACTGTTGTAATTGTAATATTTCTTTGTCTTTTTGTTCAATTAAAAGATTATTTTCTTTCATCAAAGATTCATATCTAATTTGAATATTCCCTAAATCAAGTTCATATCGGGTTTGTTGCTTATCCAGCGCATATTTAATCTTCAAGTCACATGCGGGTGCACTTATGCCTTGTCTCGCTAGAATTTCAGCGGTTGCATTTTTGTCAAATAGCACTCCTTCAAACTGCGCGCATTGACCTTCTCCTAAAATAGTAAACTTGGGCGTCTCGGCCCAAGCACCAGTTGAAAGCAACAGTAATAGACTAAGGAGCATATTCAAAACCAAAGGTATCTTCTATATCTTTAATTAGTGCTTCCTTGTCTTCGGTGAAGTTTCGAATGTGTCTTTCTTTTTTCTTCCTTCTTTCTGCTTCTAATTCTGCTCGGCTGTGTTCGTACTCTTCTTCTATCGCTGCAATTGAATCTAGAAAACTTTCCATTAATAATTGCTTTTCTTCAATCTCTGCTGCGTGTATCTGCTTTAGACCTTCGATTTGCGCTTTGTGCGATTCCTGTGTTGTTTCGTATGCGAGTTCAAGTTGCTTGTAATCATAACGAAACTTGCCCACAAGAACAAGCAGCAGTACTACAACTGCAATTGCTTTCCAATGCTTTAAGACAAATTCTAATATCTGTTTCTTAATCATTGTATCCTCGCAGTCTAGCGATGCCATCAATAATCGTTTGGCCTCCAATATAGATTGCTGAAATAATCACCCAGTCATCGCTAGTAACGTGCCCTGTAAATGTGAGCCCGGTTGCCGTGAGCCACACCATCAATTTGCGGGATGTTAATTTTGCCAACCATGTATCGACAAATGCTTTTGTTTGTGCCATCATTTTTTACCTCTTTCTTTCTTATATTTTCCGCCTTTGGTGAGCCTGCCTTCTTTGTCCATATTGATGGCCATCGCTACGGCCTGCTTCTGCGGAATTCCTTCTTTAGACTGTAGGTGTGATATTTTCTTCGACACTCTGTCGTCTTTCTTTTCATCGACTGGGCTTGACCCGCCAAAGCCCCCAAGGTGGAAAATCTCTTGCATGCTGTCTATAACAATATCCAGCACATCCATCGCCTCTTCTTCAGAAATCATATCTATGTCTTCTATCCCCGCCAATTTCTCTGCGAGATTCTTTAAGATTTCTTTTGCTGGCTCTTGGGGAGGGGACATCGTAAAGGTCTCGCCACCAACCTTAATTGCTTCTTCAATCTCTTCTTTGATAATCTGCTTAAGTTGGGATTTGGTGATTTTCATTTTGATATCCAACTTGAAGGAGGGTCCTTGGATGCGGCGGCTTCTTCTTT